GGTCTATCCGGACGATAAGTATAGCTAGTTCCAACATTTTTGTAATAATCGGTGGGGTCTTTGTTAAAAAAAGCATTCCATGCATGTTTTAATCTGGAAGTAAATGAATTCTCCATTTTGAATTACCACCTCCCCCCCTTTTTTTTTTTATTTAGACCTTGTCGACTACGGTTTTTCTGTATGCCACTTTCCCTGACTCATAAATCCCATTCTTAAGTTGGTTCATGTTATACCCTTGATCAGCAAGAGCCATGAAAACTCCAACTTCTCCTCGTTTAGCTACAAATCGCACAACTTTACCAGATGGTGATGTTAAGTTGGAAACTTGTTCATTCATTAGAGAAGCCATTTTTTTGTTATAAGAATTAATGGTGGCTGCACTTAGTTTACCGGATTTATTAACAGCATTTGGGTCTTTCATTAACTCGTTGGCATATTTCATTAATTCTTTCGAAGATTTCTTACGGGCCTTCTCCGTAATTTTCGCGGCGTTTTTCTTAATCCATTTGTTATCTTTTTTAGTCAGGTGGCCAAGTTGAGCCGGGGTTCTACGAACACCCCATTTCATTCCTAGAATACCGTAATGGGTCAATCCATTATCCATATGCTAATCACCACCTTTACTCAAAAGCATCTTTATTTAATTTATAGGCGATATAAGCGTCCATCATAGCAGCAACAGCGTCGATCTTCTGCTCATATCGTCTTTTAAGTAATTTCCTATTACCGTTCGTATCTTCAAGAGTTATACAGTTACCCATAGCAAAAGACATAAGTTCTTCATCAAATAAAAGCATCCGCTCCTCAGAAAGTTTCTTTAACTCTCCTAGAGGAACAGACTCCGTTCTTGCACCTTGTATAACTTTTACGATTCCAAATGGACCGTTTTCAGATTCCCAACGCTCTACAAATTCCTTTGCGTTATATGGGTCGAAACCAAAACATCTAACGTCATATCCACATTCGTTTATGTGATTATCCAAGTCTTCATAAACTTCCATCATGTCTAAAACAGTTCCCTCAAGGACAATTAAACTTCCCTCTTTCATGAAATGATCGTATTTGATTCTCATGGCAGCAGGGAGCTTCATTAGTGTTAGTGAAGTTATATAGTTTCGAGTTTTGATACCGAAGCACCCATTAGATAAAGGAAACAGAAATGTAAATGCACAAAAGTCGTCTCCTTGGGAGAGGTCGGCGCCCAACGCACAAGGCATTTGCCAGAAATCCCTCTTTCTATGAGGAAGGGTTTCTTCATAAGTGAAGTAGTAAGTATAACCCTCCATGGGAATGCCAAAACGTTTTGCTAAAATATCGTTTCTGGCTGCCGGAGCTTTTTCTGCTCGTTCAACATCCAGCTGATATGTTTCATAGCTAACGGTCTTTCCTAAATTCGGATTAGCTTTTAGCCACATTTCGGGATCAGAGACTTCATCGATTGAATCGAGTTTATACCACCAAATAGAAACATGTGGATTGATGTAGTCTCCTTTGAGAATGTCCATCAACTCCATTTTGATTGTGTCTCCGCTACCATTACGAACCGTACCCTCTGAACTAGTCGCAATGATTAGATAATCATCAACTTTAGAAGCACCCTGCTCGATTGCACCGACAACGTCTTCTCGTATATCTCCTGAAAGCCATTCGTCTACTGTTGCAATTTTACATCTAAGTCCTTGAAGCTTATTAATAGACATCGGACGAATCTCAATCAACGAACCGGTTAAAAAATTCTCAATTCCTTTCTTTGTAGAGGTCAATTTTACACGATTGGCTTTTGAACCGGTTGTGTTTTGTAAAGAACCTTCAGTTAGAAATTTAAAAAGCGGTCCTCTAGACCGCGTAATAGCTGTTCGTATAGGAAACATTACCTCTTCGGCAAGTTTCATAGTTGGAGCTGTCGTAATCTGATGAGTAGTAGTTGTATCGACATTGAGGAAATATGATTGCATACAAGAGTCATATAAAGATTTAGCCGCGCCTCTTCCGACGATAAGATATTGTTTATTAATCAATCTTTTCTTTATCGTCTTTTTAACGTAACGACCTCCGTGTCCATCGGAATTCGGCTCATATACACTTCTCTCTACAAAATAATACCATCCAAATACCTGTTCTCCCCATAGTTTAAAACTGTCAAGCAATTTAAGATCAGAACCATCTGTTAATGTCAATTCATTTTCGCAATATCGAATCCAACCTTCAACTGCCTGATCATCATAATATATGCCAGGATTCGCTATGAGATCATCTATACGGTTCATCTCCATTGAAACTTCTTTACATACTGGAATTTCTCCTCGAATTACGGCATCTCTAAACATGCCGTAATACTTTGGAACGGCAGTGTTTGATAATGCCATAATTGATTCTCCTTATCCTTTTTTTTCAAGAATGGCCTTGATTTTATCAACGTTATTATAAATAGTAAGAGCAGTAGTAGTAACAGCCGCTACGGTAGTACCAGCTTTGAAAACTTTTTGCGCATATTCTTTACCTTTATTAACGCTGCTTTCGGATAATTGAGAATACTGTCGTTCCATCTGAAGACGATTTAGTCGATTACGAAGCTCGGCGTCGCTCATAGATTTAATACTCTTTGATGTGTGGGCCTTCTTGTAATCTTCATGCGACTTATCGGTCATAGAACGTCTTCTAGCTCTCGCGAGCTGTTCAGGAGTTCTTCGAACACCCCATTTCATTCCGAGAATACCATAATGGGTTAAATAATAGTTCAAGTTTGTCAACCTCCTTTTTTTAAACAAGTTCTATCCGTGTTTTTAAATATTATTCTATCTACCCAGTAAAACGTTGCACCACCTATAAAATTTGCAACGATTGTGTTTATAAAAGGATTAAACGGTAAAAATATTAAACACGCAGCCAATATTGGACTAGATAGCTGCCATCTGCCTAAATATAGAAGATATCTTTTCATTCAACACCTTCTCCTTAAATTATGTTTTCTACTGGGTCGGCTGCGACTTGAATCCTCCACTCTAGTTCAGAAATCATTCGATTCATAGACTCAATTACGGAAGAGATAAGAGGTGGATCGAAAAGAATCTTAACTTTCATATACGTATAAGACTTTATTAATTCCCATTTTGATTTTTCTGGAACAAAATCACCCCACACAGACGATTCGTCTTTGATTGAAAAACCTTCGGGGGTACCGACACCAATC